AAGATAAAACTCAGCTTGCATCCAATCCCACTGGTCGTGAATTTTATCTTGCACATCTGCGTGTATTGCTCGCAGCTTTTCTGCCGCTTCTGCTGCATTTACGTAATGCTTTTCTATCGTCATCTCAAATCCTCCAATCGTTCTGTACAACCAATGGTGCCATCATCGAGTCATCACGATAAGCTATGTGATAGGTCTCTAATCTCGCTCTAATATCCTGATGGCACTATTGGGCATACAGCCCAATCAATTCACTTTCGCGGCTGTTACTGCTTCTCCAAACCACTTGCACAGTGGCACATCCTTGGTAGTGGCTTGTAGGTAAGCTGCAATCTCATCGGCTGCAAGCTGTAGATAGAGCTTTGCAATCCAAGGTTTAGGCTCGTTACGGGCGGCTGCTAGATGCTCTGCGATTAGTTCTGGCATGGCTAGTCGTCCCCCTTTAGAGCGATTGCGATGCGCGCTAGTCGATCACATTCAATACGAGCCATTTGATACCTCTCTGCATACGGTTCGTATATTGCACAATCAATACACCCATCCGGCATCCTAGCCGCTTCTATTCCTGCCGATAGGTGTGATGCGGCTAACATCATAGCTTTGTGTGCATCAACGAAATTCATGGTTGCATCTCCTGTAGATCAATCTGTGTTGCCGGAGCTTGCGTACTCTGGCTGGGGATTACCAATCCCGCGCACCGCTTACGACAAGGATCGGCGCGGCGGAGGCTAGGCGGCTACTTGCATTCCGCAAACATTTTTGATTCGCAGGATTGGCATTCCATTCGCGGTATTGGAGGATGCACGGCGAGCTACGATGGAGAAATTCACTCCGCCTTCTAGGGCTGATTCAGGAATAGCCAGAAGTATCACTTTTGAGGCTACTTCCAGCACATCGGCATCGGTGATCCACGCGGGCACATTGCTGAATTTGCGGATATTTCCATTGCGTAGATCGGCGGGCTGGACTACAGGCCCAGCCACTCCTGCGTACATGCGACTAACCGGGCGCTGCTCCACAATGAGCGATACAGAGCGGGGAGTATGATCCCACGGCCCCTCGCACTGCTCGATGCCATATTTGCTCACATCGAAGCAATTCCCGCATTCATTGCCCACAGTGTAGCCATATTGATCCATGGCCACTACGCGGAGGATTGTGCTGTGGAGGAATTCTACATATACTCTATCGCCTATCTGCATTTTGTATATCCTATGAGGATGGTGCCTCTGTTGATCTGTAATGAGTATCGTCCAAGCATCAAAATAAGTCAAGCGAAAAATGGAGAAAAGTGGAGAATAATTGCAAATAGTGGAGAATATGTGATCGATTATCTCAGGGGGAATCCCTTCGCTCTATTTGCTCATCCGATGATAAATTTCCAGCAGTTTCAACAGTTTGCGGTTGGGTATTAGATAATCGCGAGGGTTTTTCGGAGCAATACACGCGTGCGCGAAAATTGCAGGCTGAATTGTTGGCCGATGAATTATTCAATATCGCAGATGATTCTACTAATGATTTCATGGAGATCCAGGATAAAAAGGGAAATTCTCGCATCGTGCCTGATAATGAGGCGCAAGCGCGTTCCCGTCTGCGCGTTGATACTCGTAAGTGGTACTTATCAAAGGTTTTGCCCAAGATTTATGGTGATAAAATGACTTTGGATGGCGAGCTGGGCATCAAGACTGTATTGCTCCCCATTGCGAGCAAGGCAGGCGCGGAAACCCGCCCCAAGAAAGAGCCAGAGTTTTGACTTGGTAATACCGTTTTGGCTTAATGGTATTACCAGATGGTAGTACACTGGTAGATATGAGAGAGAGCCCATTATCATTGCGTCTGCCTGGCGAGCTACGGCGGTTGTTGCAGCATGAGGCAACCAAGGATCAAGTGAGTCTGGCGAGCCTGATTGTGCGGGCGTGTTGGCAATATCTGGAAAGCCCTACAAGCGGGGGTAGAGTTGATTCTGGGCCTGATACATCTCAGGCGGGAGCTAGCCTCAGCGTCGCGGGTGCGACTCCAACACCCTGCGCCAAGCCTAATATGGATGCGCTGCGAGCGATTGCGGCTGGCAAGATAGGCAAGGTCGAGGTCGAGTCGGCGATTGATTCCTGCGCACTCGGCATACAAGATGCCCTATCTGATTGCCCTGATCCGTGCTCACACATTGAGTACTGCGAGGATGATGGCGAGAGCTACCACTGCGCGCTGATTGCTGGGCACAAGGGCAAGTGCAAGCGAGGGGATCGAGTATGAAACTTGATGTAGCCATAGATGGTTCAGAATTTGATAGGGAAGAGCGGCAATTTGCATATATAGTGCTATCTGGCAAGCACTCGCACTCCAACGATTGTGCTACCTCAATTGCTCCGGCAGAAGAGCGTGGCCCTTGCGATTGCCATAAGGATAAAGGGTGAGCCATCCGGCAGTAGATGCGAGTGGTGTGCTGGATGTTAGCAGGCTATGGGAGCCCACAGCTAAGAACAAGCTCATACGGCAATCTACGGCGCGTAATCGCCTGCCAGCGCCAATATGAGAAAAAACGTAGTGCATATGTAAGTCGTTGATTCCACATTGTTGCGCTATGCCGTTGAAACTGAGTCCAGACCTGGAATACTATGGGGGCATGGACATGAAGCACATCGGCGACTTGGTATAATCAGGCCATGGCGACTCCCATCCCATTCGACGAGGCAATCGCAGACGAAATCTGTGATGCTATCGCTACGCAGGCAAAAGGGCTGGGGCAAATCATCCAAGACCTTGACCTCGCTCTCTCTCCGTCCCTTATTTACAAATGGTTACAGCAGAACAAGTTGTTTCGTGAGAGATACGCGCGTGCGAGAGCAGACCAGGCGCAAGTGATGGCTGATGAGATTATGCAGATTGCTGACTCTACGCAGCTTGGGGAGATTGTAACCACGAAGGGCGACGGCACGATTGAAACCAAACGGGCCGACATGATCGAACACCGTAAGTTGCGGATTGATTCTCGCAAATGGCTGGCATCAAAGCTGTTGCCAAAGGTTTACGGCGACAAGATCGAAGTGAATCAAACCGATAACCCGCTTACTGAGTTGCTGGCGGAGTTCCGCAAAGAGCATGAGGCGTTGCCGGACGCAGAGTAACTGGTACAATGTACCGTATGGTTAGGCACGATGTACCAATCTGTGAATGTAACGATTGTCACCATCGCTGGATAGCAGAGGGCGGCTTACCTAAGCGTTGCCCGTCGCGGAAGTGCCGATCAGTGAAATGGAATAGCGGGGTAGCTCAGTTGGCAGAGCGCATCCCTTATAAGGGTGAGGCCGCTGGTTCGATCCCAGCACCCGCTACCAACACTTGTCCGTCATGTGGCAGTCTGGGCGGGGTACATGCGCGGGGATGCAAGCGATGATCCTCAACTACGGCCCGCGTCTCAAACGCTTCGCCTATTCTCCGATGGAGCAAGACTATCGCATCAATATTCTCACCGGCTCTGTGCGTTCGGGGAAGACGTGGGCTTTGCACCCAAAGATCCTGCAAGCCTGCCGGTACAACGTGAGCGGTTGGCGTGTGCTGACCGGCGTCACAAAGCAGACGATCTTCAACAACGTCCTCAACGACCTCTTCAACCTGATCGGCCCATCGAACTACAGCTACAACCACCAATCAGGGATGCTGCGTCTGTTCGATTCGTCGTGGCTCGTGATGGGGGCAAAGGATGAGGGCAGTGAGAAGTATGTGCGTGGGCTGACCGTGGGCGTGGCCATCGGTGACGAAGTAACGCTCATGCCCCAGGAGTTCTTTCAGATGCTCTTGACCCGCATGTCGCCCGATGGTGCGCGGTTCTACGGCACGACGAATGCTGGCGTTCCGATGCACTGGCTAAAGACAGAGTACCTGGACAACCAAGCCCTACGCACGGCGGGGCTGCTATGGTCTGAGCAGTACACGATGGAGGACAACCCCAACCTGAGCCGGGAGTACATCGAAGCTCAGAAGCAACTCTACACCGGCGTTTTCTATCAGCGATACATTCTGGGTTTGTGGGTGGTTGCCGAGTCTTCCATCTACCGCGACGTGCTGGGGCCGCAGTGCAAGTACGACGATACCAGCCGACCGGAGGGGCTTGAGAACCAGCGGGTGCAAAGGTACATCTTCGTTGACTACGGAACGATCAACCCGTGCGTATTTCTGGAGGCGTTCGACGATAGCAAGACGGTTTGGCAGGACCGGGAATACTATTGGGATTCAGCGAAGGAGATGCGCCAAAAGACGGACGCGGAGTATGCTGACGACTTCGATGCGTTCGTGGGGTCAGAGAAGCGCGGCCTGATCGTTATTGTTGACCCGTCAGCGGCCTCATTCAAGCTCGAACTGGTACGGCGGGGGTATCAGGTCAAGAACGGCGAGAATGAGGTGCTAGAGGGCATCCGGCGCGTCTCGACTGCGCTCAACATCGGTCTGTACCGCATCCATGCCAAGAACTGCCCCATGACAATCAAAGAGCTTGAGCAATACGCATGGTCAGAGAAGGCAGCTAAAAGAGGGGAGGAAGAACCCATAAAAGACCATGATCACACCTGCGACGCGCTCCGCATGGGCGTTATGAAGGTGATCCCGAAGTATCGGCTGGGCTGACTAGACGTTGCGTTTATCAATGTAGGCATAGTATTGCAGTAAAAATATCGAAGCGAGCATCCCAAACAGCCAATCGCCCTCATGGTGATGGTGTTCCCAGCATGTCCACAGAAAGCAAACAATAGAAGGAAGAACATTGAATACTCGTCTCATCGCCCCACGCTCTCTCGGAACCTTCCATGAAAGAACAGATACAGCCTCTTGCGCCATGTATACGAAGGCACAAGGCTATAAGTGAGGAAGAAATCAGCCTCACGCATCACGCTGACCAGCACCCCAACCTCACGGGCGTTGTTTGCCGCCTCACAGATTGCCTCAAAATAGCGAGGATGTGAAGGACGGATGCGAACGCCATACGGAATCGAATCGAAATCAATCTCTGCGAGTGAATCGACCATAAAGACTGCGGACTCGAACGATTGTTTGCTCATGTAGCTACCGTACTCGATTGCGTACCCTCTTGTCAAGTGCTATCTTTTGGGCTGAATGCTTGCGTGTTATATTCGTAAGCATGGCTAATGCGAGCAATGGCGGTGTGGCGCGGGCAAAATCGTTGAGCAAGCAGGCTCGATCTGCAATCGCAAGCAAGGCGGCATCGGCGCGGTGGGCGAAGAATGACGCGGCTGCGGTGAAAGATATGTACGCGAACCAAGCTGCAAACATCGGATTCGGCACTTCCTCCGCCGTCAACGCTGGTCGGCATATTCCGTTCCGTCTCTCGCTCGATTACCAGAAGCTCGTTTTCATGTATCGCGGTAGTTGGGTCATCCGCGCCGTGGTGGACACAAAGCCGCAAGATCAAAATAAGGCATTCCCCACACTTCTGACGCAAGTCCCCCCAGAGGATATATCAGATTTCAATAGGGTTATTGCTGAGACTTGCACATTGCAGAAGTTCATCGAAGGGCGCAAGTGGGGCCGTCTATTCGGTGGTGCGCTGGGCGTCATCATCATCGACGGCGACAACGATCTATCGAAGCCACTCATCCTAGAAAACGTGCAGCCGGACAGCTATAAGGGCATGATCGTGGTTGACCGATGGAGCGGCATGTCTCCCTCGTCTGACCTCATCACCGACCGCAATAGACCGTCAGAGTACGGGCTGCCTGTTTCCTATCAGATTTACACGGAAGCATCCGAATCGCTGAAAGTGCATCATTCCCGATGCTTGCGATTTGTCGGACGCGACCTGCCTTTGTTCGAGCGTCAGATTGAGCAGTATTGGGGAATGAGCGAAATTGAGTGCATCCTGGACGAACTGCAACGCTACGACTTCGGCATGGCGGGAGTTGCCGATCTCATCTCTCGCGCTAACGTCATGGTGTTTCAGAACGATATGCTGAATCAAATGCTATCGGGATTAAACTTGACGCAGCAGCAGATGGCTGATTATGCGGCACGGATGCAGGCAGTGTCGGAGACGATTTCCACGAATGGTTTGCTTGCACTGGGAGAGAACGAGCAGCTATTCACGCACCAGTACGCATTCGGTGGGTTATCCGATGTGATGAAGATGCAGATGACGGCTTTGTGTGGGGCTGCTGGGTATCCATTCTCTCGTCTGTTCGGCGATACGCAGACCGGGCTTGGGCAGTCGAACGAAGGCGACCTGCAAAACTACTACGACACATGCGACCAGGAGAGACGACAGAAGGATCGCCCGCTATTCGACAAACTCATCCCGATCATCTGCATGTCAACATGGGGTGAGGTTCCCGACGATCTGGACTATGCGTTTGCCCCGATTCGCACGATGAGCTCGAAAGAGAAGGCAGACTTGGCGAAGGTGCAAAGCGAGTCCATCACCGGCTACTACAACGCTGGGCTGCTTGGCCGTAAGACGAGTCTCCGCGAAATCAAGACGACCTCGCAGGAGACGGGGCTGGGTACGAATGTCACAGATGAAATGATCGAAGCGGCAGACGATGAGGTACAGCCTCCCATGCAGGTGGAGGAAGCGGAAGCCCGCGCTGGCACTGAGACGTTCGGCGAAGAGCATGGCCACACCGAGTCTGAGAAGACGCAGGGCGGCAAGGATTCATGGTTTGGCCGTGCATGGAAGCGGATTGCAGGTGCGCGTGATGCCGACTTTGTCGAATCGGAGCATCCACGCGCAGACGATGGCGACAATGACGAAGAATTGAAAGAGACACCTGCCAGTGTAATCGCTTTGCTTGGATTCGATCCGAAAGGCGAATAGATGTCTGACTTCCATCGTCCGCGTCGCATTGAAGACCAATACCGCTATGCACTCGACAACCTCATGCGGTCATGGCTGCATCTTCCGCGAACGCCAGATCTGGATTCCATTCTTGCGTACCTCAACAACGTGGGCGGCGTAGCGGTCACAGAGGCTGCACAGCGCGTCGCAAGGGGCATGGTGACGGCATTGGCCGTGCAGAACGCGCAAAGCTGGCGTGAGGCCGCTGGGAAGTCAACGCAGGGCAAACGCATCTTCGACCTCTTGCGCACGGAGATGGATGGGCCGGTCGGGATTGTTATGCGCGGGATGGTGGCGCGTCACGCCTTGCTCATCCGCACAATGCCCCAGAACATCGCTCAGGACATTGCTTCCCAGATTGCAACGCGCCAGATGCGGGGTGAGCGGGCGGAGACGATAGCGGCGAGCATCTATGAGCGCATCCCTGAGATCACGGCAAGCCGGATAGCGATGCTGGCGCGGACGGAGGTGGGCAGCACTTCTACAGCTATCTCTCGCGCCCGCGCTGAGAATCTAGGACTCCCGGTTTATGAGTGGTTGACCTCAGAGGATGTGCGTGTACGTCCGGCGCACCGCAAGATGGATCACGTCTTGGTATTGTGGAGCGATCCGCCCGCGCCTGAAGCTCTCGCCGGGATCAAATCACACCTCGGACACTATCATGCTTCTCAGTCGCCAAATTGTCGTTGCCCAGCCAATGTAATCGTTGACCTCGATCAGGTCGATTGGCCACACAAGGTATATTCGCGCGGCTCGATCACACGCATGGGACGCGCACGGTTTCTGAAGCTAATCCATTCATGAAAGGATAGCGGGCATAGACCCAGAGCAAGGATGCGGCCTCTACGGGGGCCGTTTTCTTTTTGCGCTTGACAGAGAGTACGGTACGGGGTACGGTAGATAACGAAAGGGAGGCCGCAATGCTCTACATACCCATGGCACCATCCGCAATCGCAATTATCCTCGCAGGAACAATCGAAATGATCGCTGCTCTCTGGCCGGAGACGAACCTCTAATGCGTAAACACGGCATCCCCGTCACAATCCGCATCGACGAATCCTGTCTCGCTATTGCGACCAGGCTGGCGAAAAAACAGGGAACGACGATACGCGGGTATCTGCGCGGAACGCTTGAGACTGCCCTGCGGGGAAACGCGATCTTCGTTCACAATGTAACGCCTCAACAGGCCGCAGAGTTATCAGCAGAGTTTGAGCGTATCTTCGGTGGCGCGGGAAGGATCACAGATGCCGATTCCCCTTCTCATCCTCGGTGATTCTGTTACCTCAACGTCTGGCTTGGGGCGCATCACGCGCGACCTGGCAACACGCATCCATGAGACGATGCAAGACACGTTTCGCGTGGCGACAATCGGCTACGGCGGGACGACACCAGGCGGATGCCGACCGCGCTTACTTTGAGAAAAAGTGGGGATTCCGTGTTGACTCTCTCGAATACGGGCAGCGTCCCGCAGACCCAAACTTTCGCGGATAGAGTAACTATCTTGATTCATGCTTGCAATATCCCTATTGCGTTGAAAATCGAAGACTCACGCGGTCGCTGAAAAAGTCAGTGTGGTAATCTTTTATTGTGCCACTGACTTCCAAAGGTCGGGTAATCGAAGCCGCAATGTCCCGCGAGTATGGGGATAAGCGCGGGAAGTCAGTCTTCTACGCCAGCCGCAACGCGCACAAGATTACCGGCGTTGACCCCGAATCAAGCAAAGACGCATTTCCTCAGCAACGCCTGAGCTACTACGCCAGCTTGCTACCTGGAAAAGAAAATCAGTTCGAGACTCCCGGCGAGGGCTACCGGATATACAAGAATGTGCCGATTGCGCGTACCGGATCGCAACAGTATCTTGGCCGTGAAATTAAGAAAAACCCCGGATACAAGCCCGAATGGGGCATCGAAGATGATGAGATGGTCACGGTCTACCGCCCCATCGAAGAGGTCACTGCACCGGAAACACTCGCATCGTTTGAGGGCAAGTCTGTTCTTGACGAACATCCTGCCGATCCGCAAATTCTGGTTGATGCGCTTGATGAATATGAAGGCGTGAGTAAGGGGCATGGGCAGAATGTCCGTATCGGAGAAAAGATTACCGAGGGCGAGTTCGCAGGCGAGACTCCGCTGCTCGCCGATCTTCACGTCAAGCATCCCGATCTGAATGTAAAAGTAGACAGTGGGGTGCGTGACGTGTCGTGTGGATATACGTTCCGACTCGGCAAAGACGAGGCGGGCCGCTACATTATGACGCAGATTCGGGGCAATCACATTGCCATCGTTCCCAAAGGACGGGCGGGATCTGACGTTGGAATCAAGGATTCAAAACCGGAGTCTGATACTATTCTCTTAACAAGGAGAACCACCATGTCGAACCGACTTCTCGTTGCACTCGGACTTCAGGCAGCTATCAAGGACGCAAGCCCCAAGGAAGCCGCCGAGATGATTGACGCCCTCAAGGATGAGGACGAAAAAGAAAAGAAGGAAGAGCGCGAAGCCAAGGACAAGGCTGCAAAAGATCGCAAGGCTGCGCGTGACGCTGAAGACGAAGACGAGGACGAGGAAGAGACGGCGGAAGAGAAGAAAGAGCGTCTCGCCAAGCGCAAGGCTGCGAAGGACAAAGCGGCCAAGGACAAGGCAAAGGACGAGTTCGGTGACGACGAGATGACGGATGCCGAGAAGGAAGAGGAAGAGGAGCGCGAGAAGAAAGAGGCCAAAGACAAGGCCGCTCGTGACGCTGAGGGCGCGATTGTCCTGTCTCCCGATGAGCGTTCCAAGTCTGACTTCTCCACCGGCGATGCCGCCGACCTGCTCGAGATGCTCAAGCCCGTTGTGGCTCGCTCTGGCAACAAGGGAGCGAAGGATGCCTACGTCAAGCTCAACAAGCAGATTGGGCAGCTTGCATCCGGCGTGAAGGATGGTGCGCCCGATCCGTTCGTCATGCTGACCCGCATCGTTCCCGAAGGCGGCATCGGTGACAGCACCCCGGAACCTGCGATGTTCACGTTCTTCAACGGCAAGTCCTATGCCGATGGAGTAAAGGCGTATAACGATTATCAGGTCGCTCGCGCGGCCCGTAAGTAAGCACAAGGAGAACCACCATGCCAGCAAGCATCATTCCTGTAACAGGACTCATTCAGGGGCCGATTGGTTCGATTTCTCAGTCCGATTACCCGCTGACTACGAACCGTCTCATCAACCCCACTGACACGCTTTTCCCTTCGTTCGGCGATACTCTGGTGCTGAACTCGAATAACACCTATTCGAGCGTTTCTCAGTACATCTCGGTTGACTCTTCTTCCGTGACGGGAACGACTCCGATTGCGTTCGCCCAGGCAAACGTCAAGACGAATGCCTACTATCCGACGAACAATGATGGTTCGCAGAATAGCGCTGGTGCATACCTTCCCGGTCAGCCCTGCGATGGATTCGTGCATGGCACGATCACCGTATCGGTTCCCTACGGAACTCCGGCTGGTGCTGGTGCTCCCGTATTCATCCGCACGGCGACAAACCCCAGCTATCCATTGAGCAAGATTGGCGCAATTGAAGGGTCTTCGCTCACTGGCAATGTTCAACTCACCACGGGCGTAGTTTTCGCCACTGGTGTTCTTTCGAACGATCCGGCCACTGGTCAGGTATCGGCGCAAGTTACCCTGCTGAATCGTCTGATTCCGTAGGGGGTTCCGTAGTTCTTGAACCCTCTGCATTACTTGTTTTACTTGAACGGCTGTAACACTTTTGAACTACGGAGCATACCATGACTGGAATTGAACGTTATCTGAGCACCCCGCGTAGAGGCGTACCTGAGTCGCTGGCACAGGTCTGCACAATGGCTGGCACTACGCAGACCGAGTACATGAAAAACCTCATGGCTCTGCGAATGGGCGGCCCCGGAGCAAACCTGCTCGGCGCGAAGGATGCAAGTTCGACGGGTCAGATTTTCGTCCAGTCCGAACTCAACAAGCCTGACACCCGGCTGCACATGCCGCTTGAAGGGCATACGTGGTTTCGCGACGTTCCGCTGATGAATGGCGGCGGCTG